TGTTTCAGGTAAACTTGCGTCTGCTGTCCGCCAATTAAATCAAGATCATAGGCAAAACTGGCATCTTTTCGTTGAGTAAACAGATCAAATAAGTTGAAGTTCACGCTTTCACCTCCTTTCAGAAGTCAAGGTCATTTAAAAACGCCAGCGATTCGCTGACGTCCACATCGGATAACTCATTTACTCGGTACAACGTATATTCAAAGGCCTTAAAGCCATCTGTCTTACGACGAGTTTCCTCTTTTTTCTCATAGGATTTGTTTCCGTTCGCCTTGTTTACCTTTACCAGCACGTTCTGTGTGTTCCAGCGAAGCAAAGGGTTATCTCCCCAGACGAAACGTCCTCTTGGAAAACCGTCGTCAATTATTGATGCCAATAAACCATCAATAGAAGTAGGATTGTGAATGATATCAACCTCAAAATTGGCATCTTCGAACATTTTTCGCATAATCTGAGCACGGTAGTTATCCATAACCACCTTTTTTATATCAAATCGATGTGCCATTGCTTGTATCCAATCTAATGCATGTCTAGGATCCATAAGTGGCTCGTCAACAACTTCAATTAGGCCCATTCTTTCCCAGTCGTGAAGTGGAATATTAAGACGCTGATTTGGCGTGGCAATTCTGTCCTTTCGACTGTATGCGTAATATTGATCACAGAAGCCCTTCCGTGCCCACTGCTTTTCAATGGTTACTAATTTATCTCGGTACCTAATCGTTACTGCAGCGGCAATGAAATCTCGTACACTGGCAAAATCCACCGCCCCTATTGCCTCTCTGCCGTCCAAATCATGCGGAATCGGTTGATTGGTTGCTGCAATCTCTTCCCAAGGCGCAACACTACTGTTCATTGACGTGCTGGGATAGTCCATTCTCTTTGTTAAAAACTCCTCACGTCCGCTTGGTGCTTCTACTAATGCGTCGTAGTCTTTCTTGATTTGTCGATAAAGGGTCTTACCATACGATGACAACGGTTTTACAATCATTGGAACGGCTTTTTCCCACTTTTCTGGATCATCAATTTCAGACACATCGTCGATTTTGCAAATCCAAGGAAATATGAAATCTGGCGCAGCCTTTCCACTCAAGACATTGGCTGCTTGCTTTTTCTTAGTATCAATGAAGCCATCGCGCACATAGCCATCGGTCCCAATATAAAAGATACGAGGATTTTGCTTTTTGCCAAGCCCTGATAAGTGGACTTTGACATTGCTGTCATCCTGATATTCATGAATTTCATCGAAGATAACGAAACCATCTCGTAAACCATCTTTCGTGTTGCCGTTAGAAGTTCGATATCTCAAAGTAGAATTGGTCTTTTTAGCTTTTATGAGACCGTTTGTCCAGTAGAATGCGGGTCTAAGCTTTGGTCGATTTGATTCCATTACATCGTGAATTTCTTCAACCGATATTTTTGCCTGGTCTTCGCTGTTAGCAACGATTGAACCGTTATATGAAGGTATACCGTTAAATTCTGATATCAAAAACGTCCCTAACGCCGAAATCAATCCGTTCTTACCAGAGCCACGACCCATCATCCACAAAAAGTCTTCATAATAATTGGTCCCGTCTTCGTGATACAAAAAAACGAACGCAATCAAGAACTTTTGGAACGGCTGAAGTTTGAAAAACCACTTCTCGCTGAACTTAATGCAGTTCTCAATCTGTTCGTTGTCAAAATGCAGTGTGTCGTCAGATAGCACAGACTTTTTTAGATAATCAACAAGCTGAATACGTTCCTTATTAAACAGCAAGTGTCCTTTTTCATAACCCTTGATGTAATCATCAACATACTTGTTATGAATCAAAGCAGATCATCAGGATCATATCCCGTGCCCTTTCCATCAATTCCAGGCGGAGCGGACAAACCCATGTCCTTGCCAAGTGAAATTAGGCTTGCATTGATCTTGTTCATATCAGCCAAAGCAGGATTAGATTTAGTGAAATGCTGACTGCCATTCTCAATTTCAATAATTGGCTGCTTGATAGCTTCTTTTTGAAGCTTGTAGAACATGTCAACCATTGAAACATATCGRTCCACCTTCTCRGTTTCAATTGGATTAGTCTTGYCTATCTGAGACAAGAGYCKGTTTTTAAGCTTATCTAGCTTGTCCATGGATTATCACCTCCCATTTTTGGTATAGGRTACCCCCCCTCGCGCGAAAAAAACGAAACATTTTTGCGGAAGACGAGCCCGTCCACCGGTCCCCGAATTTCAAAATGGCATTGAATTTTTTGACCCGGGGGTCTGTTATTTTACCATCTCTCATCGYTKGCATACKGATTTTTKGGTCTCCCCAAACGTTTRTAATTGAATCGTCCGTGTCGCTTGTTGTGACAGTCGCGGCAGAGTGTGCGTAGATTGTCTGGATCAAGGGCTAGGTCTGGACGTTCCTCTAGTGTCTTGATGTGGTCAATCTCCAGTGTCATGTCATTGCCAGTAGTCACGCGCCCTTCCGCTTTGCACCATTGGCATTCATAGTGGTCACGTTCAAGAACCTGTTCGCGCAATGCTTTCCATTCAGCTGAACGATAGAAGTGTGCACGCCCAGCGTGGCTGTGAACATCTCCCGTATAAGAGGTGTTAGTCATCTTTGTCAGTGATCGAGCGTTCGCCGGTCTTGATCTCCTTAGGCACGTTATAGCCATCTTGTTCATAATGCTGAATGACGAACTCATGTTTACCACTTTGCATATCAGCTCCATCACCAGCACGCCAGTTGACATATAAACGTGATAGAGCAGGTTTCTTGTCTCCATGCAAGTCGTCTACTCGTTCACCATCAATCCATACGCGAGGTATGTCGTGGATGTTATCAATATCGATACGAACATGTGGAGTGCTTGCGTGTCGTGATGACCGCTCCTGCTTTTGATGATAGTCGTTCAGTGCTTTGTATAGCTCTGCAATGAACGATTCACTGAACCCGACATGATCAGGTATCTCGACACCTTCGATCTCAGGCAACTTAGCATCACATAGACCATACGCAGTCAAGGTGGGTGAAACTTCCGGTGTCGCGTCAGCCTTGATGTTTTCGACCGCGTTCTTGATCTTGTCAAGTTTGGCCATAAGCGGATCGGTGTTTGCATCAATCGTAACGGTTATCTTATCGGCTCCTTTTTTACCTGAGAAGTGTTCTTTCAGTCGCTTAACTACTTTAAGCATGCATAATTCCTCCTAAGATAATATGATTGTCGAATAGGAACCGTTACCGTCAATATTTAGACTAGTAACATCCCATCCTGATTTCGATAGCAAACTGATTACTTCATTAACGACTGCTGGATTGTACTTGGAAACGCTAATTGAGATTGGGGATGTATTATTAATTCCTTGTTTAATGGCCTCATTCACATCAGCAATCAGATTGTCTTTGTATTTCTTAGTCGCAGTGGCACGAGTTGGCAGTGATTCTTCCATTTTTGGTAGCACTGGTGCTGGTTGAGGCAACTGACGGTGAGACAATTGCCTACTTTTGCCTTTAGCATTATCGAATAGCATGTCTATTCCTCCGTGTATTGTTTTATCTTGTCAACCTGCAAGTCACACCACGTTTCGTGGGTACCGTTCGCTTTATATACCGTTACGACTGGGAACGATTGATAGCCTTGTTTCCGGAACCGTTCAATGTCACGCTCGTCGGCTGTGATGGTTGACACCGGCATTACCTGCTTTAGCTTCATCGCTGTGTGGCGACACTTTTGACAGCCAGGCCTTGTGTAGATAATTGCCTGCATGTGTTTCTCTTCTCTCGATAACTTCTCAATGATTGCTTGCTCTGTGTGGCTTACATATCCGTAACCGACTCGCTTCATTCCTGACATGACCTACACCGCCAACTCGAATGTATAGCCGTGGTGATGTTTTTGCCTGCCACGAAGGTAAGCATGTACTCCAGTGTCCTTTAGTCCGAGAAGTCTCGAGGCTTTCTTAATACTGTCGAAGTAGTACCGGTGTCGTGAGCTAGTGATGACATAAACCGGACTTCCGTTCGCCTTTGCCATGCGTTCAATTAAAGTACCGTATGTCATATTGTAAAGTCTTGTGCACCATTCCAGATTAGATACATTGTTGTTTGTCTTGTCTTCGTCTTTGTGGTTGACTTCTGGCAAGTTGTCTGGGTTCGGCAGAAACGCTTCACTCACAAGACGGTGAACGAGTTTTTGCTCAACTTTTCCATCTCGATGTAGGCCAACCTGAAGATACCCAGCACCTGCTAAATTGTAAGCGAGCACTTTCCCTTTTAAGTGGTTTCCTCGCATGTCTGCACGGTCAAGGCTCCTCACTCGGCCAAGATTAGAGACCTGATATAGTCCTTTGTAATCTTCAATGTCTTTCCAAACTTCAGTTGAGTTCATAAGTGCACCTCAATCTTTCGTCATCATAAACGAACGCATACAGCAGATGTTTACCTGTGGTGAAGCCATTCTTAATCTCATAGGGATCATTTGGCTTTGCTGTTCCAAGCTGGCGCCACATAATGCCACGATCATCTTTAAACCGCTCGCTATGATAGTGGCCTGAGTGAAGTTCGTATGTTTTTGCCATATTGAATATCTTTTTGTACTCAAATGGAAAAAGTCCTGTYAGCTTGTCCTTGGCTACATCTCCGTGKGCGAGCATAATGCCAACATGCCCTAGCAAGTATGCACAGCGCCAGTCGGTTGCCGGATTACTGTCATTGAGATCAACGTGTACTTGTGGATAGCGATCTATCAGYGCATAAAGAAAAGCGTATTCGAGATCACCTGAATGGTTACCGAACACGCTCTTGATTGAGACGCGATTGCTATATTCAATTGCCAGCGGAACAATTTGATCAAACAGCTTCACTGCATCATGGAATGCCTGACGCATGTTTGCGTGATCTAGTTGYGTYCCTCTAACCGTTTGTGTTGCATGAATCTGATCACTATGGAATAGATCTCCCAATTGCTCGATCACAATCTCGTTGTAGCCGTCCATGATRATCTCTCTAAGTTGACTCACCATGTCTTTTAGATCGGCGAATGTTGTCCAGCCAAAATGCAGGTCAGGCAATGGRATKACTARGTTGCGATCGCCCGATTTCTTCATGCCGTAATTGACCGGAATGATTTTGTCGTTGAACGCTTCAGCCATTTCACTTATCGATAAGCCTTGTTTCGGCTTTACGCGAATATGAATGCTGTACTGYGGAACTGTGCCGTCTTCGGTACTATGCTGCTCATACACTTTGTAGTCGCCTAAGACCATCTCGAACTTATCAGGATCGTATCCACACAACTCCATCAAAGTTCGTGGGTCTTTATTTGGCTCATGCTTGAGTCTCATTAAGGCCGTGACTGTTTGACTACCATCAGCATTAAGAGCTACTTTTCTATCAACAGGTTGGCTGTTTCTATCTGTTTTCGCTAAATCGTATTCATTCTTTAGCGGTTTTTGAAACTCGATGCCAAGCCGTCTTGCTTTRCCTTGAAGCGCATCATAGCTAATCCCGAGCTTGTCTGCCGCCTCTCGTCTGGTAAATCCTTCAGAGGCGAGCTTCCTAATGTCACCGATCTGTTCATCTGTCCACTGCATCTACTCGCCTCCTGAAAATTTAAATTAGATGTCCATTGGGTCGTCATAACACGGCCCTTCTTCCCACCATGATGCAAGACACTTAGAGGATTTTGTTCCTTCATGGTATTCCTTGTCTAGTTCCATTGTGACTACGTTGTCATAGCCATGCATTCTAGTTGATAGATAATCATTGAGCTTGGCTTTATCAGTTGTAGCAAATACAGCATCGGCCTCTTCGGTCCCGCCTTCCCATTGATCTGCGTCCCCAGTCTCGCATGTAACCAAGTACAGTTTCATGTTCTTACCTCCGAAAATATGTATAAAAATAGCACCTCACGAAAAGTGAAGTGCCATAGTCCGGTGCCTACTCCTAGGGTTTACCAGACTTGGTCCCTATGTGAGAGGTGGGAATCGAACCCACATATTGTCCGTCTGATGACGGGGCGCTTTTCCACTTAGCTACTCTCACTACTTGCTGACACGAATCCTAGATACCGCGCTAGGCCGCTAAAGACAGATCTGTCATCCGGTGTAAGCGTGCCTTCTTACACTGGCCATTTTTGTTTGCTCGCTCTCCCAGTGTCAGATGGGGTCATCGCAAGCTGTGTCCGGTCGCTAAACTGGACAATGAGGCCGGTGGGATTTGGTCCCACAACATCTCGTTTCTTCGGCCTCGTTCTATGCCAAGCCGCTAGACATAGACGACAAATGCCATACCACTCATTTGGGTATCCTAGCATTTGTCTTTTAACGCACCTCCTGATATTTTAAGCGGCACTTCTTTATCAGGTCGGGTTGCCAAGGCTAAATGTTTGTGCCTTAGTTTGGCAATGTGGCATGCGGGAATCGAACCCGCCTGACTATCTCAGCCAGTCCATTTGCCACGCCTTGCCACAGCTTTATCATCACCATGGCTCGGAGGAAAAATGCGGTGCTTTAGGATCGCTCCTTTGGCACAATACAATCATAAGGGTTTCCGTTTTTAGTTCGCCACTCATTTATCAATCAATTATCAATCAATTAATCCTCAAATAGTCCTCATTCATCGATCATTTATTGCTCACTACTTTTTCTGGGTGTGACGCCAAAGTACCAGGCCGCTGCTAACAACGCATTTTTCTTTCTGCGTGTGTAGGTTGCTGAAGATATATCGAGAATATTCATTGCATCACCGTCTGGCGTGTCTGTTTCGGGCCCRTCGCAATAGCGCACCCTTAATAAACGYTGATGTGATTGTTTCGGCATCGAMGCAATGCAATTGTCGCACCAGTCGCARAACTTACGYGCYGATGCTTGTCTCTCCAAACGCTGCTGTGCATACAGCGGACGYTGAACAGTGCTGGCAGAAGTRCCGTCTCCCCATGCACTGGTGATCTTCGGATTGACTGGCGCTTTTATGAATCCGCGCTCTGCTCGGTATTTATTCAGGATATCTTCGACTGCTTCCCGATCCTTTTCATCGCTAATTGATAAAAGCTCCATCACAAGCGCCACCCCTTATGGTATAATTAATTTGCTGATAATTAATTGTCAGGCGTGCCTTCGTGGTGCGCTTTTGTTTTTTGTGATATACTTGCTATTCAAATAATTCGGGTTGATAGACTGAGTCGTCCTGTTAATTCAGGGCGACTTTTGCTATACTACTTTTTGGAGGCGCTTTCTTATGTGTGCTTTAACCTTATAGTTGGGGGAACAAATCTGCTTCGGGCACCTCCCACGCGTTGCCTAGGTAACGCGTTTTTTGGTATACTGCATATGGAGGCCAACTCCTTTTAGAATGATTTCATATACTTACACTATGCATTATGGCCTCCAGCGCGTCCCTCATCAGACGCGCTTTTTTATTTGCTTTCAGGAGGTCGAATGAGTTCCCAGAAATCAATTCCAGAATGTTCGCGGTTACTGTGTGCTCTGAACTTAATCTCTCGTTTCATTTCTCCGCCTTCTCGCCAGAAACTTCTCGCAGCATGGTGTCGAACCCAACTGAATGGCCTACTTTAGTGAAATGCTCGTCTACGTTTTCTTTGTCGTACAAGGCTTCCGAAAATAGCCCTTCATGAAGCTCCAAAGTATGAACAAACCTCTTACCGTGCCGAATGAAAATGAAGTCTCGCCATTTTGGATCGCTAACCCATTGGTTCCTGATGATGTCGCCTTTAACTAGTTTCATTTTTCTTCCTCTTTTCGATATATAGAGTTATTAATATGATCGGCCAATTGTCCCATTGGGATATCGCATTTATTTAATGGCACAAGCTTGTAGTCGCGTCCATCAAGCATTACTCCTACAACCTTGCCAGTCTCTTTACTGACGTAGATGTCATCGAATGTGTCGTCTCCTGTTTTCATTAATTGGCCTCCTAAAGTTGTTCTTCCGTGAATAGTCCTGTGTGATAGTCATATCTAGCGATCGTGATCGGTATCTTGTACCTGATCATGAACAGCAACATTCGAAGCCTAGCATCGGTGGTCAAAGTCGCGTCTCCGCCTTTAACGTCAACAACTTTTGTCAATTCGTCACCGTCATAGAAGCAGTAGTCCGGTGTATATATGCGTGCTGAATAGCGTTTTCCATTGATCATGAATGCCGACAAAATCTCAAACGATTCCTGAATCGTTATCTTCTGTGGCCTGTTGCGAATCAGCCGATAGTAAGCACCCTCTGCTTTGCTTGCAAATCGAATGCCATCAATTACGACTGGCTGCGCATTGTATTTGCCTTTGCGTTTCTTGCGAACAACCATGGCTAACGACTCACTATCTCTTCATGGCCGTTGTTACGACTTGGCAACTTGATCTGGAATTCATTAGCAACCGCCTGTATGAACGGCCGTGACTTTCCAACACGTTTTGCAACCTCTGTTAGTGTTTTGCTTTTGCTTGCCGCCTCAGCAACTTGTACTGCATACTTCTTACGGTTAGCTTCCCCGCGTTTGTTTATAGCCTTGATGCTGCTGATCAGTGCCACTGACGGCATGTCTCGATTATCAATACCGGTTACCGAACGTTTCTCGACAATCGCTTTCTTTGATACAACGATCCGGTTGTTGAACTCTTGCTTCTCGATTTTTGAGAATACTTCACTTTTTGAGATGTCTAGCATTGCTGAATTTTCGTAGCGTTTGATCAATTCAGCTTTGAAATCGCGCCACACTTTGTCTCCTTGCTTGTAAAAACGTGCTGTTACTTGTGTCATGTTTTTGCCTCCTGCTTAAAATGGCAAATCATCATCGGAAATATCGAGCGGCTTGCCATTATTGGCAAACGGATCCGTGGCATTCGCTCGCGAAGCATTTGGAGTCGTTTGACTCGCGTTTGTGGTCGCTGTTGCTGATGCATTGGCTGTTTGCTGTGATTTAGGGCTGTTCTGAGACGTCTGTCGTGACTCAAGCAAAGCAAAATTATCAACGATTACCTCGGTCACGAATACTTTCTGCCCTTGCGCGTTATCGTACGTACGCGTTTGAATACGGCCTTCCACACCAACCAAGGAGCCTTTTTTGGTGAAGTTTGCAAAGTTCTCAGCCGACTTGCGCCAGATCTGGCAATTTACGAAATCAGTTTCTCGTTCTCCGTTTTTGCTCTTGAATTTGCGGTCAACAGCCAGTGTGAACGATCCGACAGCCGTGCCGCTTTGTGTGTAGCGCACGTCAACATCTCTTGTCAGCCGGCCTGTTAGTGAGACACTGTTTAGCAATATGCTTCCCTCCTAATTCTTTTCGCCGAGTTTATTAAGCTGTTCAAGTTGTTCAGCCAGCTTGGCACGTTGTTCGGGCGTCACTTCATGCTTTGGTTCCTGATATCCAGGCTTTAACCAATCAGGTTCTTTATCAACGCGCTCTGGCTTGCCGTAACGCCGCTCAGGTTGATTCGTTTTGCGTTCACTATCGTTTGCTTCGACAGCAGTAACCGTGAGAAGACGCTTGCTTTCCCAGTTTTTTAAGATGCCATTGACGTACTTGTAGTTTCTGACATTGCTTTCAACTGCAGTCCGTAGCGCATTTAGGACTAGCTTTTCAGGTTCAGGTGATCCTGCTTTTCGCATGTCATCAACCCAATCAACAAGGCTTTCTCTGGTGAACGGTGATAGTTGTCCAAACCCGTTGCCTTCCCAGAAATTGCAAATATCAAAAATTGATGATGACGACGATGATTCTTCAACATGCCTCTCTGCTGCCTTTACTGGAGCAGTAGTCTGTTGTCGTTTAGTTTTGTCTAGTTTAGTCTCGTCTTGTTTAGTGTATGTGCTACTGTGTTGCCTACTAGGTTGTAAACTACCTTGTAAACTGTGTTGCCTACTAGGTTGCCTACTGTGTTGCCTACTATTTGACACACTGTCATCAGCTTGACTACCAGGTTGCCTACTATCTGACGTACTAAGTTTTCGTGAAATATCGATTACTGAGTAGGTCGTTGCCTTAACACCGTTAGTTTGAAAATCTATCAGCCCTGACTGTTTTAGCGCGTTACGGGCTTTGACGATGCCCTGACGGCTTAAACCAGTCAACGTTTCAAGTGTTCGATTCGGCATATTGAATTCGCTTGGCCAGCCTAGCTGATTACATTGGTAAACCAGCCCATGCCATAATGCTATCTGTCCTGTGCTTAGCGGATTAACGTTTTGCTGAATGTAGAACTCTCGAATTAGCTTGAATAAATCCATGCGGTGAGTCACCTCCTACTCGACTAGCTCATCCATGCTGATAATTGTGGCGACTCGTTTAGTTGCCTTGCAGTAATCACAGGCCTCACAGCGATGAGGACGCACCTGACCGGATTTAACCGCCTCAATGCGTTCGGTGCTGTCATGGATCTCTTCCAGCGTCTCGTCCATACGGTACTGTGGCACTTCGATGACGGCATGGTCGGGTACATCCTCCTTGGTCACGGCAATGATGAACGCTCGTGGTCGCGTTCCGTAATTTTGGTAAATCAGCTCCTGATAAACCGCCATCTGAAGCTGATAGTTATAGGCATCAACGAAACTGGTTGGTTGACGTTCTCCTGGTTTCCAATACTTCTTGTGAAGCGACTGTGTGGTCTTTAGATCCAAAAAGAATGACTTTGTGGAGTCGAAGCAGTCCAGCTTGCCCACCCACTCAACCCCAAACAGATCACCGGTCAGGATCTCTTCTTTTTCTCCCTGATAAAGTCGTTGAACATTCTCATCAGCTTCAAGCGTGGCAATCATCGCATCAGCTTGTTTATACGGAGCTTTCAGTTGTCCTTTTGATGATCCACGAGTTGAGAACATCTCTGGGTGTCCTTTGATAAAAGACTCATGAGCTTGCTTGGATTCAAAATAGCTGTGTAGATAGTTTCCAACCAGCAAGGCAGTCGGATCACCTCTTGGTGTCCATTTACCTTGCAATTCGGCCATCGCTTCTGCTTCGCATGTCAGAAACTTCTTAAACCAGGTAGCAGACTGATATTTGAGACTGGTATCCAGTGAGTAGTAATTATCCTTATTGACCGTCAAAGATTTCTGGTTGTTTTCCTGCATTTGGGTCGTGGGTAATGTCTGGCTTAAGAGCATCTGGCTTCACCTCCGATTTTGTAGCGGGTTCAGTGGGAGCATTAAGTACACTTTCAATCGAATTGGGGTCGTCTTCCGGAGTGACATCCTTGATTTCTGTATCTACTTCAACTGGTTTCTCATCAGCGGTAACGGCACTCTGCATGTCGGTTGTCATTGGGCCCCACTTAGTCAGCAGCGATTTGATTACCGTCTTCAGGGCCATGGCCTCGTAGTTGTCTTTCCAAACGCCCTTGGGCGCCGTGCCACCAYCAGAWTTGCTGAAACGCTTGCGATGATCATCGACTTGCTGATATGTCCAATAGACCATCTTTTCAAAACCGTTAGTCAGTTTGAACGATGCGGCATAGCCAACCGGTTTTTCGCTTGCTTYGCGATCGTGGAAGTTCGGCGTGTACTCAAGTTCCTCYGTTARTGGGTTCCAGCTCTTGAACTCATCTTCATAAATTGGTAAAGCAGTCAGGCGCTGATATCGTCCTGATCGTTGAGCTAATTGGATATAGCCTTTATAACCAATCTGTGGCTGCGCCTGGTTCTTGTATGGAACGATGTAGACAAAACCCAAGCTCGGGTTAACCGGAAGATCGAGTGTTGCTGCTACCATGGCCGAGTTGATAACACTTAACTGATCAACTCTGGCTAAGCTTGGATTAAGGCTTACCGCGCTGGCAATCGATGACAGAAACTGTGGTGCCCGTTTGTCCAGAAGCGCTGCAAACTTATTCTTAATCGTTTGCGTCTCAATCAGTTTCTTAACTGGCATTTTTGTTAGGTCATATTGTGTCGTCATATGCTACTCCTCCTATTTCCATTCCTGAAATCCTTGATTCTTCATGAAATCGATGATGTCTAAGCTGTCATCGCCGAAGAAAATCTCAACCAGTTCTGCTTTTGGATACGTAGAACTAGCAGCGTCTTTTAAGAATCGCTCAGGGCCGTGAATGTTGATCCAATCTTTCAAGTATTCCTTCGCCTTGTCTTTGTTAAAGGCACCTTCATAACGCGAGGCAGCATAGCTTTGATAGAACCAAGGCTTCTTTGTATCAACTTCATATTCATCAGCGGTGGCCAAGAACTCCTCCGCTTGTTCGATATCCATATCTTTGGGCAAGATGGTACCGTGATAGGATTCCCAATCAGCGATGGCTTTATCTTCAAGTGCTTCTCGTCGTTGATACTCGTTCAGAACAGCTGTGTTGTAATCAAGCATGGTCATCAACCGCCTTCCGTGATAAACTTGAGACATAATAACATCTGCAATATTGTTGACTTCCCGTAGTTGGAGCTACGGGATTTTTTGTGCTCTTTTTATCGTGTCCATTGTTTCCATCCTCCTACTGCTGTGGCGCCGATCATGATACCGGCCAGAGCTACAAGCAGATATTTCCAAAAGGCTGATGATGGGTCGAACAGCACCGACATGATTGCTTCTAACATCGTTAGTCCTCCGTGTATGTTTCCATGAACTTGTCAACTGCCTTTGAGTACCAACGGTCACGAGACTTGTCGCTCTTCTTGTGACCATCATTGCCAGATTCGTATCGTGGCATACCTGATTGATATGCAATACGTTCAAAGGCGTCGGTACCAAGTGATAGCTTCAACTTTGCACTTAACTCGCCCTTGTTCATTCCGTGGCCAGGCAAAGCATCTTCAACAGCTTTGTTTACCATCGCCTGAACTACTGGCTTAAGATTGTCTGCAAGATGAACTGCAATGAGTTCAGCRAGCTTGTCGTCCTCATTAACTTTCACCGCTACATCCATGCTTTCACCTTCTCTACTGGT